TTGCTTATTATGTGGGCAATTGGATTCGCGTTCTACCAATTGTTTCTGGACTTACTAAGTTAACTATGTGCTTTCAGAGTATAAAATGTGCGACGGATGTGCGACCGCCCTATAAAGAATGCAAGTACTAAAAATTAAAAAAGAAGAATATGAAAAAATGGATTAAAGAAAATGGATGGCTAGCCTTTATGGCGATTGGATCATCAATGCTATTTTGGACTCTGTCTACTGGAGGGGAAGCTTTTATTGGCCAGATACCAGTGGCATGTATGCTAATAATAATTGGAGTTAGTTTAAGTTCCAACAATAAAAATTAAATTATGATAAACACTGGACGAGAATGGGACTTCATGGAAGACGAAGTTCAAATAGAAGAAATACTAACAGAAGCTAATGCGTATAATTTAAAACAAGAAGTAATAACTACAGCAGAAGTATTTATGAAGGATGATCCTGAGTTAAATAAAGTTATTGCTTATGAGATGGCTTATATGGAATGGATCAAATGATAAATGAAATTGTAGTACCTTATGGAATTTGTGGAGCTATCTTTGGGCTACTCTTTGAACTACTAGTTACATCTAGAGATAAAAACAAAATTGTAAATGGATGGGAGCGGTTATACTGGATTTCTCTCTGGCCATTTTGCCTTACAATATTTGTGTATACTTTTTTAAAGAATTTTCGGAAATAACTTTCAACATAAGATTACATAGATTATAATTATATTATAACAAATTAAAAATGAGTAGATACAATTCAAGAATGCATGGAATTACTAATGATGTTAAAGTAGATCTTAACTGGGGTTTTGATCATGTTTTAGGTTATTGGTATGACATTATAGAAACACGAGATGGAGAAGAAAGAATTGTAGAAGAATGGAATTCTGCAATGGGTGGAAGTCGAAGTAAAATGTTAGAATTTTTAATTAAGTATAATTGTCCAGAAGATCACCGTAGTGCAGTAGGATTAGATATGCAATTCTAAAACGAATGCCGCTGTGGTGGAATTGGTAGACACGACAGACTTAAAATCTGTTTCGCCGAATGGTGAGTGAGGGTTCGAGTCCCTCCAGCGGTACCTAAAATAAAAAGATATGAATAAAAAACTATATAGAGGAAACGGATACATTGGTGGTGTATGCCAAGGTTTAGGAGAATGGTCAGGAATACCTTCAATTTTATGGAGAGTAGCTTTTCTGTTTGTATTACCTGCAGCTTTTTGCATTTATTTAGTTCTGTGGATTTTTCTTAAAAAAGACTTTCAGAATTAATCTTAATAGATTATAATTATATTATAACAATAAAACTATAAATAATATGGCAGATTTTAAAACGGGAGATAAAGTAGCATGGGTAGCAGAAATGGTTTGTGTACCACACCCAGAAGGTAAAACTGATAGGAATGGAGAAGTACTTCCAGTATTCAGAGACAAAAAAATGACAGGAACTGTTGTTAATTCTTGTTACGACGATAGGTATACTATAAGACCTGATGGAACAACAACACCAAAAGATATCCCTTCTTATTATGATAAAATGGTAGCCGGGAGAAAACTTTCAAAAATTTAAAACATAAGTAATGAATCATTTTGCAAATAAAGGTAAAGAATACCTAAAAAGAATGAAAGAAAATAATATGTATAGACAAGGAAGATCTGAAGAACAAATAAAAGCTTCTTATATAGGAGCTTTTATTTCAATGATAGGATTAGCTATAATAACAATATATCTTTTAATATTTAGATAAAGATCTGGACCAGTAGCTCAGCTGGATAGAGCACCTGCCTTCTAAGCAGGCGGTCATAGGTTCGAATCCTATCTGGTTCACCGCGACTCGGGATGTATCTCCTCAAGCTTATACCTTGTAGAAAGAGTAATTGGTTACATATGGGTTCAAGTCCCGTCTTCCCGACCTTAACCTTATAAATATAAAAACAAAAAGTTAAATATGCTAATAATTAAAAAAGGAGAAAAAGATTCAATTGACAAAGTACTAAAACAGTACAAAAGAAAATGTAGAGAAACTAGACTTCTTAAAGATATTAGAACAAGAAAAGAATTTATTAAACCTTCTGAAATTAAAAGAAAGCAAAAACAAAAAGCTGTTTATCAGCAAAAGCAAATTAATAAGTGGAAAGAGTAGAAGATTTATGTTTAGATTGTGGGCATTGCTGTAACGGTAATATATTCCCTACTTTTTTAGTAGAGAAATCAAAATGGAAGTATTTTAAAAACTTAAGTGAAAGTAAATATTCTCTTACTGATGATATTAAAGATGCAAAACAATCATGTGAACATTTAATAGGTTGTAATAATTTATGCAAAATATACGGTGATATACCAAAGTCGTGTAGTACATACAAATGTGGTGTTATATATGCCGTTGAAGATAATAGACTTACTATGACTGAAGCCAAAGGTCTAATAAAAGATTTACATGATGATCCTACAAATAAAAAGGTTTTGGATCAATTTAAATCTAGAGTAAAAAAATCAGCATCTGGTACTCGTAAAGAATTAAGAAAAAAAGGGTTTAAAATGAGGTTTTAAAATTGTTAATAACTTTTTGAAAAAAACAAGAATTTATAGTTCAGAATACGATTAAATTGTTTATATTTATATTATAATAATTAAAACAAAAACGGAACTATGGCAACATTAAGAATTACAACTCAGTACTACGAAAATTACTCGGACTCTCAAACTCCACACTGGAAACCAAAAGGTGGACAAACATTTATCATCAAAGATATTGAAGGTGATATGATTATGTACTGTGATAATCTAACAGAGGTTTGTACAAACCTTATATCTGCTAAAACTAATGACCACGTCAAATATGAATACAGAGATCATGAAGTTGATTTTATTGGAGATGAGGAAATCTCTGTAGCAGAACTTACTAAAGAAATAAGAGATCAATTTAATAAGGAAGGTAATTATGCAACTAATGACATTCCTGGATTTGAAGGTACTTTAGAAAAACTCAATGCACTTACTATATTCAGTCAGTCTGACGAATCGCTAATTACAAGACATAAGACTAAATTATCCAGTGAGTTTAGTGAAAATGATATAATGTGTTCGGCTGACTTAGATAATGAATGGGCAAATGAATCAGAATAATATGAAAGCAATTAAAAGATATTTAAAGCAAATAGATTCAGTAGACATTTTAGCAATTTTTGCAATCTGTCTATATACAACAATTTTATTGTTTACAATAACAGAATGGATTTAGATAACGACATAACCATTAATGTTTTGGAGGAAAAGTTATGGGATCATTATTCCGAACTTCCAAACCCTTTATGGTATGCACAACCAATTAAAACAAAAGATATGAAAAAAGACGTAGTAATATTTGACCTTGATGGTACTCTCGCTCTTATTGATGATAGGAGAAAACTCTCTACTAAGCCAAATGGTAAAATGGATTGGGATACATTTTTTGATCCTGATAATATTAAATTAGATTTACCTAACCATTCAGTTATTGAAATGGCAAAAACTTTAGATGCACAAGGATTTACTATTGTTATATTCTCGGGAAGGAGTAAAGCTACTAAAGATGCAACGGCTGCATGGTTGGATAAACATAATGTTCCATTTAATATAATGAAGATGAGACCTACTGGCCATCCTTGGGCATTTATGCCAGATGATAAGTTAAAGCAAGGCTGGTTGGATGATATATTTCCTGGTGATAAAAAGGATAGAATACTTTGTGTATTTGATGATAGAACTAAAGTAGTAAATATGTGGAGAGATAATGGTTTAAGCTGTTTCCAAGTTGCTCCAGGAGATTTTTAAGATGATTGAATTTTTTAAACATGCAATAGGTCTATGTGGAGAACCGCATCCAAGCTTAATAACATTTTTAATGGGAACTCCTATTGCTACTTATCTTATTTATAAATTTAAAAATGTTAATAACTTTTTTGAAAAAAACAAGAAAGCTTGGTACGAATCCCAAAAAGATTGATTATATTTATACTATAATAATTAAAAAATAAACATATGTCAAAGTACAGAGAACTATTACAAAACCCACCAGTATTTACAGAACTTTACGATAGTGAAAATCTAAGAGAAGTTATTTTTGAAACTATTAGCTGTATGTGTGATAACAGGCACTTCATAAAATTCAGAAAGAATTCCGATGGTGATTTTAGAATGAATGGTAATGGCCATGCACTTTCTAACTGGCAAATGAAACATGCTCCTCATGATATTGAATGGGAAGCTGATGATCAAAATTGGGGCGCAGTTGTAAACATGATTAATTCAGGAACCGAAAAGATATCCACTGTTAAGTGTAGATAATGAATTGCGTTAAATGTAAAGAAAATATTGACACTAGGCGACTAAAAGCTTTACCTAAAACTAAAGTTTGTGTTAACTGCTCAACTGCTGAGGCCGTTAGCTGTGTTGATGTTATCTATCATAAAACAGGAAATACAATTCAAATCATGGATAAAGAATCTGCTGATAAGATAAACAAACTTGCTAAGAGAAGCGGTTTTGGAATTATGGCAGGTATGAAGGGTGGGAGTGGTGGTGCAACTAAAACCACATCACTTGGTAATGTTGCAGTATGGAGAGTACCAACTGAAGAAGATTATCAAAGAGCATTAAAAAAAGTAGGAGAATTAATTGATTTAGAAAATCGTGAAAAGTGTTTAAAATATGCACAACAGCAATATGATAGCAAGTTAATTAATTCTAAGCATCTTTATAATCTTAAGACAATAATAGATACATTATTACCCTTACCTAAAAAGAAAGAGGTTGTTAGAGATGAAACTTTAGATGAAGAAGTAACTCATGCATTTAGGAATTGGAAAAACTCAAAAATATACAGATGATAAAAAATGTTATAATAATATCAACGTTTGCTGTGACTCTAACAGGTTCACAGGGTATTAATAAAGAGGATATAGAAGTTATAGATAATCATATTGTTGATATTATAGAACCAGAAATTAACCTCATTAATGGCAAGATTGATAACCGAGAAGAATTAATAGAAGCTATGGCTTTTGTAGAAAGTGGTGGTAATCCTGCTACAATTGGAGATATTAATTTAGGAACACCTTCAGTAGGACTTTTACAAATCAGACCTATTATGGTTAGAGAAGTAAATAGGATACTAAGAAAACAAGGATTAGATAAAAGATTCAAAAATAGTGATAGAAAGAGTGGAGATAAATCAATTGAGATGTTTAATATTTGGGCTGATGCTTATCATTTAAATAGTTCCTATGAAAAGATGGCTAGGAATTGGAACGGCGGCCCTAAAGGATATAAGAAATCTGCAACTGCTCATTATTGGAAAAAGGTTCAAAATTATGTAACATTAAATTTATAAGATATGGTAAAGAGAATAATAAAAAGAATTAAAAAATGGCATGCATATTGGTCATGGATTGAAGAGCAGAGATTAAAGGCTGCCGAGTATTCATGTAGTGCAGGACCTCTAATGTAAAATTATAAGATATGGTAAAAGTAAAAGTAGTATATATGAATGGGAAAGAAACTGAATATGATGTTGATTACCCAAAAGCATACATAGCAAAAATTATAGAAAGTGAAAACGATCTAATGCTAGAAAGAAAAACAGTAAAGGAAATTTATGCAGGAGATAAACTTATTGCTAAATTTAATAATGGATTTTTAAATGAATTAGTATTAGAGAAGGCTAAGCCTAGAAAGGAAAAAGAAATAAAACCAGTAGGATGTGATGTTGGTCAATATCTTGTTGAATCAACTGAATGGGTAACGGATCATACTGGTGGTGATGCAAAAATTACTTATTGCTAAAGTTTTTAAAATCAGGTACGTGGTTTTCGTTCTGAGTTTTTTCATCTTCATGGCCTTCTTCCCAATGTGGGCTTATAACATCACCATCTCTAGTTGGATGAACATCAAACCCTTGTCTTACTGGGCTGTCATAAGCATTAGTATCCTTTCCCCCAGCTAAATCATCAAACATATCTTTAAATTGTTTGATTGTTCCTTTGTAGTGCCTGATTGCATTTGCGTCTTTATCTTCTTGCGAATCCATTACTTATTTAATTTTTTCATTATTGGGCCTAGGTCAATCTTTATTCCGTAACCTGCACCTTGATCATATTTAACAGGTACAAAGGTTATATCTCTAAATTGCTTATTAGCATATTTTATGATAGCATCTTCAATGACTCCTCTGCTTACTCCATCTAGTTGATCTAAATCTTTACTTGATGCTGCAATAAATCTAATCATATTATTTAACGAAGTAGGTGATGCAACTACAGTAAATTTTGCAACTCTACTTCCATCTTCAGCATGAGGAAATACTACCTGTGCTTTTTCATTTAAGAAATTGTCAAATTTAACTATCATTACTTTTTGTATTTTTGTTTAAGCTGATGAATTTGTGTTTGAATTTTTAATCTTTGTAGATCCATTTTATCTAGAGATATTCTTAATTGATAATATTGAACCGCAAAAGGGTCTTCTCTATCCTGTGCAGCTCTGAACCTTTCAATATTTTGTTGTTCTCTTCTCTTTAATCTTTCAGCAGTTTCATTTGGATTAAATTCATGTTTCTCTGCTTCATCAATTCCATCTTTACCATCCATAGTATCATGAACTGAATTTAGATTTTTAACTGAGTCTGAAATTTTAGAATACATCCAAGCATCTAATTGTTGACCTTGTGACATCCTATCTTTAATCATATCAGCATAATCACCAATTCTTTCTAAGTCAGTTGATGCCATGCTATTAAGATTGTTAATAGTATTATTATCATTTTCATTAAAGGATTCAAATCCTGGTATTAAATCTATACTTGCCATATTAAAATGTTGAATTCATGATTAGTTCAGCAATCTCCTGTTCCCATGCTTTTACTGATTTACTACTAATCGCTTTTTGATCGTAAAATTCAGCTACAATAAGCTTTGCTAATACTTTAGCTCCAGAAGGTTTATCTTTTCCTTTTATTTGAACCATTGCTTCATTCACTTCACTTTCATTAGTAGCTGCATATTTTTCATATGCTTGATCCATAGCTTCATTGACATGCTTCTTAGCTTCTTTCATGTATGATTCAGCTGTATGATCATCGTTATCATTTGTTTCATACATGTTTGCTTGTTCAGCCACATGATTTGAACATGATTCTACTACACCTGCAATTGGAGTCATACTATAACCTGTTTGTGGTGTTGCTCCACCTAGTGCAAAATTATTGATTCCCATCTGACCAAAACCTGCTGCTACAATAGTTTCATTAAATTTATTGAACTCTGGTATCTTACTCATAATTAGTTTTTATTTGTTTATATATTTGTAAACAAACTTTGAGTTTGTGCATATAAAAATAAACATAATTATGTCAGAATTTTTTAGAACAGGAATGGGTCGTAAATTTTATGATGCCGATGTACCAAAATTAGTAAATGTCTTAGAAAGAATTGCCGTTCAGTTAGAGAAAAAGAATAAATTAGAAGAAAAGAAATTTATTTTAGAAGAAAGAATACAAAAACTTACTATAAAGGAAGCAAATAAAAATGCCTAAGAAAGATATTACATATAAACAATTCGTTGCTCACATGGATAAAGGTAATAAAGTTTATATGAAAAAGCCTAAGTCATGGCAAAAAGTCTGGTTTTGGTGGGAGAGCAAAAAAGAGAAGTGGTTTTTAAATAAAGCATTTGATCAAAGAAAAGATGGGAGAGTAGAACCAGAGCCTTCAGTATGGATCACTGCTAAACAAATGGAAAGCCACATGGATCATATGAGTAGAATGGGTTATAAATATCATATAGATGAATAAATTAATATTAGCATTTATGTTATTCTTTATTGGACAATCTGCAATATGGTTTCAAACAAACGGACAATTTGTATGGCCTTGGTTTAAAAAGAATCCTTTTACAGTTTCAGTTTTATTTGGAACAGTAATTAGTTACATATTAATATATGGGACTAGATTTATGGTTGAATACTATGATGGGTTATTATGGCCAGGTAGATTTATTGCCTTTGGTTCAGGTATTATTTCATTTACATTTTTAACATGGTATTTCTTAGGAGAGGGAATTACTTTAAAAACAGTTGTATCATTATTTGTGGCATGTAGTTTAATAGGTATACAATTATTTTGGAAATGAAAGATCCGTATATCATATTAGGAGTTGATAAATCTGCCTCAGATCAAGATATTAAAAAAGCTTACAGAAAATTAGCTAAAGAAAACCATCCTGATAAGGTTAATGGAAATGAAGAAAAGTTTAAAGAAATAGCTGATGCTTATGAAACTTTAGGCAATCCTAAAAAGAAAGCTCAATATGACCAAAGAAGAACTAATCCATTTGGTGATTTTGGTGGTGGAGAGTTTGGAGATATGTTTGAAGATTTATTAAGAAACCAAAATTTCAGTGGTGCATTTAACCAGAGGTATGGCTATAACACAAAGGGAAGAAATACAACAGGTGTTTTAAGAATTACTTTAGCAGATGCTTATTACGGAACTAGTCGAGATGTAGGAATAGGAATGAAAACTATTAAGGTGGATATTCCTGCAGGTATTAAATCTGGGCAAAAATTAAGACTTAAGGGGTTAGGCCAAAGAGGTCATACTGAAGATTTAAATGGTGATCTTATAATGACTATTGAAGTTGTAAATGATAAAGAATTCTTCTTAGATAATCAAGGATTACATACAATCAAAAACATAAGTATGTATGATGCTATACTAGGAGGTAAAGAAAATATAAATTGTTTCAATAAAACTATAACATTTACAATACCCCCTGGAACTACTAATGGAAAAGTTTTGAGAGTTAAAGGAAAGGGCTTTCCTATTTACAAAAAAGAAAATAAGTTTACTGATTTACTTATAAGTGTAATAGTAGATATACCTACAGACTTAGATGATGAAGACAAATTATTAATTACAAAAATAAAGAATAAACATAATGGAAGAGGGTAATTTTTTTGGGGATGACTTTATAAGAAGTCTTTTACTAACTTTAGAACATACCGACTTTGATCAATTTATGGACTTATCATATCATGTCTTAATGCAAAGCCCAAGTAAAGTATTAAAGAGAAATGACTCTATAAATAATAAAATTAAAAGTATAGATGGTTTAATTAAATATTTTGAAGAAATAGAACAATATGAAAGATGTACTAATTTACAAAAATTAAAAACTATGCTATACTTAAATGCACCTGATGAAGAGGAGCCACCACAGTCTAATAAATAATAAAATAATTTAATATGCAAACAAATTTAATAATTACAGATAATTTTTATAATAATCCAGAAGAAACTAGAGAATGGGTTTTAAAACAAAACTTTGATGTTAGAGGTAACTACCCTGGGCAACGAACTAGCCCAGTTCATGATTGGGGATTACAAGATGTGATACAGGGTATAGTGCAGCATGCAGGTGGAAAAATTACTTATTTTGAAGATGCTTATACAACTGCATTTCAATATACTACTGAAAAGGATGTTAGTTGGATTCATGCTGATAATTCTACAACATGGGCTGGTGTTTGTTATTTAACACCTGATGCACCAGCAAACGGAGGTACTGCTATATACAGACATAAGCCTAGTGGTTTAGAATTTGCACCTAGGAAAGAAGATGGTAGTTATGATAAAGAAGAAATGGATAAAATTAACAAAGATGCTTATAATCCTGATGCGTGGGATATGACTGCAATGGTAGGAAATATTTGGAATCGTCTAGTTCTATATAGAGGAGATATGTTTCATAAGTCTATGGAATATTTTGGCAAGGATAGGTATGACGGTAGATTATTTCAAACTTTCTTTTTTAATACTGAATATTAAACTATATTAATATTGACCATATAATTAATAAATCAATATGAACATCTTAGAATTTATATTTCAATCATTTTGGCATTTTATTGGTAGCATATTTCTTTTAGCTATTATAGTTCAATGGAAACCTTTTGCGTCTAGCCACCAAGGCCTATCTACAAAGCAATTCGAAAAGTTACTTAAAAATCTTAAAGATAAAAAAGAAGATTAATCACTCTGTGCCTTGGTGTAACTGGCAACACGTCTGGTTTTGGTCCAGAAGAGTGGAGGTTCGATCCCTCCAGGCACAACAATGCTTGTTTCAAAATTGTTAATAACTTTTTGAAAAAAACAAGAATTTATAGTTCAGATCCCAAGAAAATGTATTATATTTATATTATAATAAATTAAACAAAACGGAATATGACTGAACTGACAAACAACTTCGACTACCTACAATCCTTTATTGATGAAATGAAGGAATCATCCTCAGGTAATTACAAAATTGAAACTATCAAGAAACATTCTGATAGTGAATTTTTACAAAAGATTTTTAATTACACTTATAATCCTTATAAGAAGTATAATGTAACAAGTAAAAATTGTAAAAAGAATTCTGAACTACTTGGTCATGTAAATACTTATGGTAGTATTTTTACTCTATTAGATGATTTAGCAAACCGAGTTTGTACAGGGCATAATGCAATTGCAAATGTAAACAGATTTATCCTAGAGAATATACAATATGAGGATCTGATTTTTAACATTATTGATAGAGACCTTAAAATGGGTGCATCTACCAGTTCTATTAACAAAGTAATTCCAGGATGTATACCAACATTCAAGGTTGCATTAGCAAATCCTTATAATGTAAAAAGAGTAGATTTCCAAAGTGGAGATTGGTACGGTTCTAGAAAATTAGATGGAGTTCGTTGTATTTGCCGAAAAGAAAATGATATTGTAACATTCCTTTCCAGAAGCGGTAAAGAATTTTTAACATTAGGTAATTTAGAAAATGAAATTCTAAAGATTCCAGGTAACTTTATTTTAGATGGAGAAATCTGTATGGTTGATAAAGATGGTAATGAAGACTTCCAAGGAATTATGAAACAAATCAGAAAGAAGGATCATCAAATAGATAATCCTAAATTCTTTGTATTTGATTATTTAACTTTAGAACAATTTGATAATAAGACTGGAACTACACCATTAACATTTAGATTAGAATTAGGATACAATAGTTTACCAGAAAATATTAATTCAGATATGTTAGAATTCTTACCACAAGAACAATTAACTACCGAGGAACAATTTACTGAAATGGCAAAGGATGCTGAAGAGGCAGGATTTGAAGGAATCATGGTTAGAAAGAATGTAGGCTATGAAGGTAAAAGAAGCCATAATCTACTAAAGGTTAAAAAATTCCATGATGCAGAATATACTGTCTTAGAAACAATCAATGGAAATATCCGATGGACAGAAAATGGTAAACAAGTAGAAAGAGAATGTTTAAGCAGTATTATAATTGAACATAAAGGATGTAGAGTTAGTGTAGGATCAGGTTTCTCTAAAGAACAAAGAGAAATGTATTATGAATCTCCACAGGATATTATTGGTAAAACAGTAACTATCCAATATTTTGAAGAAAGTAAAAATCAAACCGGTGGTTATTCACTAAGATTTCCTGTATTAAAACATGTTTATGCTAACGGAAGGGATTGCTAATCGCAGTCACCTTTTAAGTACATCTAATGTGTTCTACATATTTTATTGATAAATAATAAAAGGAAAATTTAAAGTGAGGCTATTTGAAGCAAATAAAAGAAATGCAATTACCATATTTGATGTGGATGATACTCTTGTAGTTACTCGCAGTAAAATTAAAGTTCATAATCCTAAAACCGGTTTTTCTACTGAACTTACTCCACAAGAATTTAATACATTTAGGAAAAGGCCAAATGATAAGATGGACTTTTCAGATTTTCAAAGTTTAGATATTCTTAAAGCTGGTAAAATTATAGAATGGGTTTTTTCTATTTTAAGAAGAACTATACAAAAAGGTAAATCTGTTGGTATTATAACAGCAAGAGATGATTCAAAACTTATTCAGCAATTTTTAGCTCATAATGGAATTAATATAAATCCTCAATACATATTTGCTATAAATGATACTTCATTAGGATTTAAAGGATCAACGGCTGAAAGAAAAAAGGAAGCATTTAGAAAATTTATAGAAATGGGATTTAATGACTTTACCTTTTTTGATGATGATGAGGATAACATTAAATTAGCAAAATCATTAAGTAAAGAACCTGGCATAAAAATGAGAGCCAAATTAATTAAGAGCAAATGGATTCCGAAATTCAACGACTTCAAATAAAGCTAAATATATTTACGTCTATCTTAAAACAGATTAGGGATATATCTAATTCATCTACCACAAAGGTTGGGTGTATGGCATTAAGAAAAGATTTTAGTAAAATTGCAAGCTTTGGTTATAATGGATCATATAGTGGTGCAGGTATTAATGAAGATACTGGAACAGAAGAAGATAGTCTTAGTCCAGGAGAAAGTGGTTTTATTCATGCTGAAGTAAATATGATTGCTAAGTTTAAGGAATATGATCCTAATAATTATATAGTACTTTTAACTCTTTCACCCTGTAAGATGTGTACTAAAATTTTAGTTAATGCAGGATTTAAACATGTATATTGGATTGATGATTATCGTAACCAAGATCACCTAGAAATTTTTAAGCAGTGTAAAATCACTCACGGCACAATTGATTCTCTAATTAAAGACTACCATCTAATCAAAGACTGAATATATACAAAAAAAGTATATCCCAGTGATCTTAGAGGCAGTAACATTTAAATTAGCTTTAGACTTTTTCATTTTCTTAAAAAAGAATCGTATAACTTGTACAAGCATTAAGGTTGATTTTTTTGATAGAGTAAAGCATGAATATATTGATTTTGCAGATGTTGCTGCAATGCAAGCATATTATAATAAAAACTATATCCCAATAGATAATTGTTTTTTAGGTGATTTAGTTTCTATCCAATTCTTTTTAGCTGAAAGTGAGCTTTATGATTTTACAACTGAATTTAGAGCAATAGATGTTACAAATAAATTTACATTAGAAACTGGATCTGCTTACGACCGCCAAAGAAATGCAGGAAGAAAGGTACTTATAGATAGACAAATACAATTGATCAAAAATGCTGTAACGGATTATGTTAAGTATTGGAGAGAATTAAAATACATCTATATTACTGGAATTTATTCACCTTGTTATGCAGAACCTGGGTGGTCAGAAAATACTTGGTGGCTTAAATCATTTAGAGAAGCATTTACAACAAGCAGGGATACATCTCAATTTCCATATTCAGATATAACCATTGTTGAAAACCCTCCAAAATAAAGACATCAATAAGAAGAATAAATAAAAAAATATTTAACATCAATGGCAACGTCATTTAATAACCTACAAGAATATATTCTTTTTAGAGTTGAGCTAAAAAGAGAACTATTCAATGCAGAGGTTGATACTAATTTTCAAATGGTATCTAACCCATGGGTAGAGTCTAGAGTATATGAGATAGGTAACATCGTTTATCATCCTGTAGTAGTAGATGATCCTACAACAACCGGAGAAGATCAGGTGCTAGTTTGGTGGAGAGCCAATATCAGAACTACACAAGGTGTATTTGATACATCTGAATGGGATATTATTGGAGGTATAGGTTCCGGTAAAGTTAGTGTAAAAGGTGCTAACAGTTTTGGAAAAATTAATGTTAACTCTACTAAAGCAACAGGTTCTTTACAAAATGGTAATGATGCATTAATGCAATCAACGATTGGGGATGATACTTTTAATCTTATTGCTGGACAAGGAATGCAGCTTCAATATAACTTAGCTTCTAAATCTATTGTTCTTATTAATACATTAGCTTCCAATCCAGGAGAAATAAATGTAGGCCAAAATATAGGCCAGGGTGTTAGTCATCAAGATGTTTATGCTGGAAAATCTGGTGTTAATTTACAATTTAGAGGATTTGATGCAAGTAATACTACAGGTACTGCATTATCAGTTAGTACTAATAATGTACAAGATAATATTGTTTATAATTTTAATGAAGCAAAAGTTAATCTTGCAAACTTAAATGATGGTTCACCGGAGATTGGTATGCTATCCAATGTGTCTAGCGTAATTCCAAGTTCTTTAGATATTCTACAATGGAATGCAGGTTCTGGTTTATGGTCACCAACTTCATTAGGTAGTTTAGGACAACAAAACATATATACAACTAGTTCAATAATTTTAGCAGCTGATAGAATAGTTAGATTAAATGGATCAGCTGGTAATTTACAATTTAATAGATCTTCTGATTTAGGAACAGGTGTTCATATTTCAAATGTTTCTGCAGATCATCAATTACAATTAAGAAATTCTTTATCTACTGGTGTAACTGGGATACAGCATGAATTAGCTGGTGTTGTGAGAGCTAATGCCGGTGTGAGAGGTTCAGATAGAGCATATTATATTACAATGGGATCTACTCCAGGTGGTTTAGCCGTAGATGCGCTAAGTATATCTCAAAATAGTGAATTGTATATACCTCAACTAGAAGCTGATGAAGTATCAGCAGTTGCTGGCTTTAAGATTCCTTTAGTTAATCTTAATGCTCCAGATAAAGGCAGATTTGAAGCTTCATCCAGTTTTAGGGCTTCATCTATACAGTCACATACTGGAACGTGGACTATAAATACTTCACAAAAGGGAAGTTATAGTCTTCAAGGTGAAAATCCATTAGTTGGAATGTTTGCTACCACTGCTGGAATTACTTCAAGACATAATTATTCTGGTACATTATTAGAGGGTAACAGTATGAGACTGACTTATCAGACTCCTTTAACAACTGTAGGTGTTAATACACTACAATTGATGAATAAGACTAATGGTACTTATATTGGTAGCGATATTCAGACTACTAGTACTTCTGCTATTTTGGCGACAAAATTTATCGGATCTAATATTTCACTTCATAATAAAACAAACGCCTTAATTAATATTGGGGAAGTAATTGCATTCACAGATGAAACAGGAATACTAGTTAGTCCACAGAGAGTTGGATTATATTCCAATGTGGTAGATACACAAAATGATGCAGAAGCTGGTACAATTATAGCAAGTCTAGTTGCCGATAGTGGTACATGGGCTGGTTACTTTGTAGGTTGTGTTAATATAGATAAAGGTGGATTAGTTCTTCCTTCTACAACTTTTGCAAATAGACCGCTATGTAATGATGTAAGTGGTGGTACTACTTCAGAAAGAACACTATGGATTAATTCTGCAAACGGACATCTATACAGAGGAACTGTTGATGTGGAAGCTGCAGGTGGTGGAGGAAGTTCTACACTAGGTGGTTTAAGTGATGTAACTATTACTAATATACAAGATGATGATCTTATTGTATATAATAGTTTTACTGGGCAATGGGAAAATGCTTCTCTTGCTGCATATAACTTATCTGTATTAGAAAATACTGATGGTAGTGCTAGTGTTCAATTAACTGATGGTAGTGGAACAAGCGATGTTGATTTAATACCAGGTACTAATGTAACCTTTGTTATTGATGAGGTTGCTGATACTATAACAATTAATGCAACTGGTGGTGGAGGTGGTGGAATTGGTGCAACCGGAGCTACTGGGTTTACTGGAGCAACTGGGGCAACAGGAGCTGATGGCGCAACTGGAATAGCGAGTATTAGTAATTCATGTACAAATAGTCAAACAAACCCTAGT